CACCAGCTAAGTTTGTAACTGTAGTTCGTGACTTTGTGGTCGCTGCTAATATTTCTGGCGGTGAATCTACTGTCTACTGGTCAGACATTAACAACGAATTGAATTGGGTTGCTAGTGCTTCTAGCCAATCTGACTCTCAATACCTACCTGATGGTGGGAATATCACAGGTTTAGCGGGTGGTGAGTATGGTCTAGTGTTCCTAGAACGTGCGATTTATCGTATGACGTACTCAGGAAGCCCGTTTTTCTTCCAGTTTGACGCTATTTCTCGCACTTTGGGCTGTATTTCTGCTGGTTCTATCACTCAGTTCGGTGGCGTAACGTATTTCCTAGCTGATGACGGGTTTTATTCTGCGATGGCCAGAATATTCAGCCTATTGGCTTTGAAAAGGTTAACCGATGGTTCTTTGATACGGCTGTTTTGACCGATATTGCTAATACCATGTCGGCAACCATTGATCCTATTAAGGGGTTAGCGGTTTGGTGCTTCCCTGCTAAGGAAGGTGGTAGTTTATTGCTGATTTATAACATCCAGTTGAAGCGTTGGGCTTATGCTTCTACGGATGCAACGTCTATTTCGTACATTCTTACGCCTTCTGCAACATTAGAGCAGGTTGATAACTACGATAACAACCTAGATACGCTGGATATTCCTCTGGATTCTCCTGTTTGGGCTGGTGGATTGTTGCAATTTGCTGGTGTTAGAGCGCAGAAAATTATCGTTTTTGATGGTGCTGTAATGTCTGCGACTGTATCAACGGGTGACATAGATGCTGGCCCTAGCATGGTGACTATGGCTCGCCCTTACGTTGATGGCTCTACCGGATCGGTGGCTATAGCGACTCGTCAGGCTCTATCTGCGCCTCCGCAGTACACCAGTTACGTTGCTGCTAATAGCGATGGTCGTTGCCCACTCAGGTCTAATGGCAGATTCCATAGAGTTTCTGTTAAGACATCAGCAGGGGATACTAATTGGGATACGATTGTTGGGGTAGATGTTGAAGTCCAGAAAGCCGGGATGCGATGACACAGTTTCGGACTTTACCTGTATTTGGTGCTGATCCTCGCGTAACGAGTGAGGTTGTTCGTGGGATTATGGACGGTAAGACCAATAACACGGGCTTACTAACGTTAGCGACGGGCAATGCTACGACAACGACCCTATTTGACGAGCGTATAGGCTATGACAGCCTGATTTTCTTTACGCCTATGTCTGACAATGCTGAAACTGATTCAATGCCTTATGGAGCGTTTCAGAGCCTTGCAGACCAAGCTATTACGGCTAACACAGCCACAGCGATGACGTTAGATACGACGGATTATTCTAATGGCGTTTACATTAGCAACAATTCAAGGATTAACGTCAGGAACTATGGTGTTTATAATCTGCAATGGTCTGGTCAATTCCAGAATACAGATACTCAATTGCATGATGTTAGCGTTTGGATAAGGAAAAACGGTTCTGACGTTACTGGATCGACAGGGTTTATTTCTGTGCCTAATAGTCATGGCGGTGTTAACGGTCATACTATTGTCGGCTGGAACTATTTCCTAGAGTTGCAAAAAGATGATTATATTGAGCTTTATTGGTCTGCTACTAATGCGGCTATCAGTTTGCAGTTTTACCCAACGCAGACTAGCCCGACTAGACCGAGTACAGCATCACTTATAGCAACAATGAGCTATGTTTCTACATCTGCAACAACTAACTTGTATGTGTCAAATAGGCAACAAGGTTCGGCTACTGTGAATCATTGGGCAAATAACACAGCAAACAAAACTTACGGATACATCATAGTCGGATGACAGAATTTAACTTTGTACCGCAGCAGGAGATACGAAATTGGTGGCCTACGATAAAGCCGGGGTTAGATGAGATTAAAGAAAAAAGTCCTGAACCTTGGATAGTTGAGGATGTTTACGTTGATCTGTTTAACCAGAAATCGATGTTATGGATAGCGTTAGAAAATAAGCATTTTGCAGGGTTTTTTGTATTGCAGCCGTTAGGTCATGAGCTACATATTTGGGCGGCTTGGACGTTAGAAAACGATTATCAAGTGGTTGAAAAAGGTTTACAATTCATTAAGAATATGGCACGGAATTCCGATGTCAAATATTTAACCTTTTCCAGTCATCGTCAGGGTTGGCAACGTAGGGCGAGTCATTACGGATTCCGTCCTAGAAAATGGATTTGCGAGGTGTGATATGGGTGGCGGTGGACAAGAAAGCCGGACAGAGATAGGGCCAGAGTTTAAGCCCTTTATTACGTTTGCCTTAGAGGAAGCTAAAAAGCGGTATCAAGCGATGCCGGAAGCTCCTGAGACTTTGGCGGTTGGCCCTTCTGCTGCAACTCAGCAAGCAATGTCTATGGCTGAACAGAGGGCTTTGCAAGGCTCTCCGCTAGTAGGCCAAGCTCAAAATGTCTTAGCCCAGCAAATGGGCTATACGAGTCCGTATGCCGCAAAGATTGAAGCTATGGGCATGGGTGCTGCTGATCCTAGTGCCGCTTTCTATCGTTCCATGATGGAAGGTCAGCCAGAGTCTGAGGCTGCTCGTCTAACTCGTTCTACTGCTGGCGGTGCTTATCTTGGTGGTGGTAGCGAGTTCCTGCAAGGTGCTTTGTCACAGGCTAACCGTCTAGCTGGTGAGCAGTTTGGCGAGAGCATGAAGAATCTACAGGCTCAAGCTGCTGCTGCTGGTCGTTATGGCTCAGGTGCAATGGCACAGCAAACAGCTAAGTCTCAGGATATTTTGGGCAGAGCGTTAGCAGAACAGAATCAGAAAGCCTACCTAGCGAATTACATGGCAGAGCGTCAGGCTCAAGAGGCTGCTATGGGTCGTTTGGGAGGATTGGAACAACAAGCTATAGCGAATCGATTTGCTGGTGCTAGTGGTCTAACGGCAGGTGAGCAACAGGCTTTACAGACCCGTTTAGGGGCTTTAGGTGCTGCTCAACAGATTACTGCGGGTGACTTAGAGAGACAACGTGCAGCGGCTTCTATGGCTCCGGGATTGGCTGCTCAAGATTACGCAGACATTCAGAAACTATTGCAGGTGGGTCAAGGTCGTGAGGCTTACGATCTACAGGCTCTACAAGGCCGTATTGCTGCACAAGACTTGCCACTAGATCGTCTGCAACGTGCTGCTAACGTCTTTTATGGTGCGCCTCTGGAAACGACTACTACATCAGGCGGGGGTAAATAATGTCTGGAATGGAACCTATGTTGATTGGTGCTGCTCTAGGCGGTGGTGTATCTGCTGCTAGAGGTGGTAATCCGCTAACTGGTGCTTTGTTAGGTGGTATCGGTGGCGGTGTATTTGGTGCAGCTAGTGGTGCTGCTGGTGCTGCGACAGGTGCTGGAACTGCTGGTGCTGCTCAGATGGCTGGTATAGCGGCTAATCCTGCGCTATCGATGGGTGCTATGAATACGGCTGCGGGTTCTGCGATGGCTAATCCGGGTCTATTGGCAACATTGAAAGAAGTTCCTTCAGCGCTACAGACCTTCTCAAAAGAAAACCCTTTCACAATGAATATGGGTAGTAATTTGTTGCAACAAGAAATGAATCGTCAGCCGATTCAAGGTATGGGTTTGATGAGAGGTAAGCAGATTCCTACGGATCAGCAGCAAAGGTCTAGTTTTGGTGTGCCACAGCTTAGTTTAATGTAGGTGACATTATGGCAATAGAACTACCTAATATCTTTGGTGGCGTACCAGTAGGCTATGAAGGTCTATTAGGTACAGAGCAGTCTGCTGCACTTCAGAAACGAGCTAACCTAGCGGGATTGCTAGGTTTTGGTGCTGCATTGGCTCAGGGTATGAGTCCGGGTGGCTATCGTCGTTCTGCACTACAGAATGTTCTAACTGCTGCTGCTCAAGGGTTTACTGGTGCTGGTCAGACCTATGAGGCTGGTATTGGTCAAATAGTCAATGCTCAAAAAATAGCTCAGTCTCAAGCGCAAATGGCTGCGATTAATCAGTTATTGCGTGATCCTCGTTATGCCAACGATCCTGCAATGCAAGCCTATATCAGAGCAAATCCGCAAGATGCTTTGAAGCTAGTTGCAGAACAAAGCCAGTTTGAAGCAGCTAGAAAAGCTGCTATGCCTACTCCTGCTGCACCTGTTTCTGTAGCTCCTGCTCCTGCTGCACCTGCTCCTGCTATTGATTTAATGGGTGTTCGTCCTGAAGCATTGCCATCTTTTAGTGGTACGCAAGAAGTTTATCGAGTGCCAATGCCTAATGAGGAGCCTCCTGCGCCTAAACCTGTTGCTCCTGCTCCAGCTGCGCCAACTAGTAGCCCTGAAATTGCTAATTTAGAAAAACAGATTCAATTAGCATTAGTTGATGCTAATACCTATATGAATCTGCGTAAGCCTACTGAGGCTGAAGCGTCTACTCGTATTGCAGAACGTCTAAGAGAGCGTCAACAGCAACTAATGGCTGCTGAGACTAATCTTGACCAAAGAATCGCTGATGCTCCACAGCAGTTTAAGGAGCAATATTCAACATTGAAGTCGTTAAAGAACTCTCTAAAGCCTAAAGAGTTTATGGATGCCTTGCAAAAGGTTGATGCGGCTGTTCAGGAATCAGGAAAGCAATTTAAGTTTGATGGTATTGCTGGAAACTTTGCATATCGTATGTTTGGTACTACCGATATGACAAAGATGAATCCACAGCAAATGGATTTAGTCTTACGTTACCAAAATGCTCCGACTCAAGCAGATCAGACAAAGATTGTTATCGATGCTCAACGTCTGCTAGAGGAAACTGGCGCAAGGGTTCCAGTTCCTACGTCGCGTGAAGCTATGATCGGTAATGTTCCTCCTGCTGCACCTACTGTTGCACCTACTGTTACTCCTTCTGCTCAGGTAGCACCTGCTCCTGCGGCTCCTGCTGCTGTAGTTACGCCTAAACCTGTTACTACAACGACAGAAGCAAAGCAGGTCGTAAAAGATGTAAGTAAGCCAGTAGTTGATATTAGTGCGACTCCATTAATTAAGCAGTCTGATACAGCAGTTCCTCCTAAAGCAAAGAAAGAGTTGTTGTTAAAGCAGCCTTCTACAGTAGCTTTGGGTAGTTATGCACTAAAGAACGTGCTTGACGCTAGAGATTCGGCAGAAAAGTTGCTTAATAATCCCGCTTATATTGATGCGTTGACTGGCGTTACTGCTCCAGCAATGAAAAACATACCGGGAACAGATGCTTTTACAGCTAATCAGTTGATGCAAAACTTGTTAGGTCGTGCATTTGTGAATGAACTGTCGCAAATGAGAAATGCCTCTCCTACTGGCGGTGCTGTAGGTAACGTCGCTGTTGCAGAAATGGATAGTTTGTCAAAGATTCAATCTGCACTAACGGTAGGTATGAAAAGAGATGAGTTTGAAAAGCAATTAAGACAATATATCAATGTTTCCAATCGTGCAATTAAGACGATTCCGAATGAATATGCTCGTACTTATGGTTATAACGGTGAGTTTGATGATTTGCTGAGAGGTACTGTTGTTGAGACTGGTGGTCAGGCTGCTCCACAGGGAGTAAAGGTTAAAAGGATACGCTAATGCCTACCTATGAGATAACTATTCCCGGTTCAGGAACGTATCAGGTAGAGTCTGAACGTCCATTATCTGATGCTGAGGCTTATCAAGCTGCTTTAGCATCTGCTACGCCTAGAAGTGCTAGTGAGCAATTAGTTAGAGGTGCTGGTATTGCGGCTAGAGGTGCGGCTCCTGTTGCTTTAGGTGCTGCTATTGGTGCGCCACTAGGCCCACCGGGAATGTTAGCTGGATCGTTAGCCCTTCCTGCTGCTGAATTAACGACTCAGGCTGCTAACGTACTATTGCCAGAGAAGTATCAGATTCCATCTCCTTATGGTGCTGTTGAAGGTCTGCTGACTAAACTCGGTTTGCCTGTTCCTGAGACAACTGGAGAACGTGCTTTACAGGCTGGCGCTAGTGCATTGACTGGTACAGCGGGTCAATTACAAGCATTGCCATCGATAGCAAGAACTGCTCAGACAGAACTTGGTAGAGCAGTAGCTGGTCAAATGGCTCAGGCTCCGGGTAGACAACTAGCGGCTGCTGCTCCTAGTGCTATTGCAGGTCAAACTGTAGGTGAGATGACTGGTAGTCCTGTAGCTGGCATGGTTGCGGGTATGACTACAGGCGCAGCGTTTGGTGTTGGTGCTAAACAGCCAGTTGGCCCTAGTCGTACTGAAATCGCTGCTCAGGCTAGTAAGTCATACGATGCTGCTCGTCAGGCTGGTATTGCATTTGATCCTCAGAAGTTCTCTGGCAATATGTCAAAGATTGCTACTGATTTGCGTCAAGAAGGTTATACGCCTACTGGATACCCTAAGATTGAAGCCGCATTTAAAGAACTGACATCAGGAGTTCCTAAAGACTTTACAGAACTTCAGGCTTTACGCAAGATTATCCAGAATTCTCAGGCTAGTGCTGATGCTGCTGAAAGACGATTAGCTACGATCCTAAAGGATAAGTTTGATGACTATATTCTCAATGCTCCTCAGTCTGATTTGGTTGGCACTAACACTAAAACTGGCGTTGCTGTATGGAAACAAGCAAGGGATCAATATACCCGTCAAATGAAGGGTGAGATTTTTGAGAATATGCTTGAGAACGCACAATTAGACGTTAGCAAGTTTACTCAGTCAGGTTCCGAAAACTCACTAGCTCAACAACTACGTCAGTTAGCGAAAAACGACAAGAAAATGCGGTTGTTCACTAAAGACGAACAAGCCGCTATCAAGTCTGCTGCTAAAGGTTCCACAGTTCAAAATATGCTGAAGTTCTACGGCAGATTTGCCCCTACTGGCCCTGTTGGTGGTTTATTCGCTGGTGGTGCTACTGTATTTGAGCCGACTATTGGTCTACCATTTACAGCAGGTGCTTTAGGTGCGCGTTATGGTGCTACCAAGATGAGAGAAGGTTCAGTACAGAATTTGGCAGACATTATGAGAGCAGGTGTAGGTGCTAAGGTTCCACCTAACTTAGTTCCAGCGGTTACAGGTGCTAGAGGTTTGCTAACACCATTGAATGTTACAGAGCAAGACCTTCAACGTATTTATGGTGAGTAATCATGCCAAAGACAAAGATTTCGGAATTTAGTTCCACTCCTGCAAACAATACCGATATTGACGGTATTAACATTGCTGAAGGTTGCCCACCATCTACGATTAACAATGCTATCCGTGAGTTGATGGCACAGTTAAAAGACCAGCAAGCAGGTCTAGCAGGAGATAACTTTACTGTCGGTGGCGATCTTAGCGTTTCAGGTAACGTCACGCTAACTAATGCGTTGCCTATTGCTCAGGGTGGTACAGGTCAGACTACTGCTGCTACTGCTATCAATGCGTTGATTCCTAGCCAAACAGGTAATTCAGGCAGATACCTAACGACCAATGGAGTTAGCGTTTCTTGGGGTGCTGTGACACCGGGAACTGGTACGGTTACTAGCGTTGCTCTGACATCAGGACTATCTGGCATTAGCGTTACTGGCTCTCCGATTACATCTAGTGGTACGTTAAACCTTGCTGGTACGCTAAACGTAGCTAGTGGTGGTACTGGTCAAGCTAGTCTATCTACTGGTGCTGTGCTTGTTGGAAATGGCACAAGTGCTGTTAGTTCTGTATCTCCGGGTTCTAGCGGTCAAGTCCTAACGTCTAACGGCTCGTCTTGGTCATCGTCTGCATTACCTACGGCTTCTGCTACGGTTTCAGGTGTTGTAACAACAGGTAGCCAGAGCTTTGCTGGTGCTAAGACATTTGATACAGGGATTATTTCACCTAACGGATATAACTTTACGTCAACAGGTAACTCGATTTATTGGACTGGTGCTGTAATGGAGGTCTATATCGGGTCAGCGATGAAGTTTTTTGTTGGGTCATCGTCAGCCGGTTTCAGTATCTCAGACGTTCAAAAAGTAGGTGGTGGATCGTTTAACTCATACTCAGACTCGCGTTACAAGCAGGATGTTTCTGCTTACGGTAAGGGTTTGGCTGAGATTAAACAGGTAGAACCTAAGAATTACCGTTATACCGCTGAGTTCATGAAGTCTGATAGCCCATCACAGGCTTTTGTCGGTGTTATTGCTCAGGAACTAGAGGGTACAGCCTTTGCTAACTGCGTTCGTACTGATAGCAATGGTTTTAAGATTGTAGATACATCGGAACTAACATTTGCACTTGTAAATGCTGTGAAAGAATTGAGTGCTAGGGTTGAGCAATTGGAGGCAGGGAAATGACCGATATAGCGACTAAATCATCTTCCATAGCAACATACGGCGGTTCTGCTTCTGCCGTTTTTTTTGGACTAACGGCTAACGAATTTGCTGCGCTAGGTGGTTTAGCCATTGCTGTTATCGGTCTATTTATCAATATCTGGTTTAAGTACCAACACTTAAAGATAGCAAAAAAGCAATTAGACGATGAGTAGCACACGAATGGTATTAGCTAGCGTAACGCTGTCTGCGGCGGCGTTAGTTAGCATTGCTGTTCACGAAGGCTATAAAGAATCTGCTTATATCCCTGTTGCTGGGGATGTTCCGACCCTTGGATTCGGCGACACCCATAACGTCAAGATGGGTGACAAGACTGATCCTATTAGGGCATTAGTTCGGTTATCTGAGCATACCGAATCATTCCAAAGAGAACTCAAGAAGTGTATCGGTGACGTACCGATGTATCAGCACGAATGGGATGCTGTTGTCAGTTGGGCATATAACGTCGGTACTGGTGCAGCCTGTAAATCTACACTTGTCAAATACTTAAAGATGCGTGATTATCCTGCCGCTTGTGGTGAATTGCTTAAATGGAATAAGTTTAACGGCAAGGAATTGAAGGGCTTAACTGTCCGTAGGCAGCAGGAGTACAAGCTATGTCTTGGCAAATAAGGGTTGCGATTGTTGCTGTTATAACTTTGTTTCTAGCGGGTGCAGGATGGAAATGTTACGTGATGGGCAAGCAGACTGTTCAACAAGAATGGGATGCACAGAAGGCTCAAAGTGCTATAGCTGCGGCAGAACTTGCCAAGAGGCAGCAGGTAGTTGCCGATTCTGTAGCGGAGAGTGTAGCCACAGAAAGCCGGAAAGATCGGGTCATTTATCGGACAATTCTGAAAGAGGTTGATCGTGTACAGAATATTTGCACTATTGATCCTGTTGTCGGGATGCTCCACGACTCTGCCGCAACAGCAACCTTGCCGGATACCAGTGCCACCGGAGCTAATGCAGCCTCCTTTACCGCTAAAGACCTTACCGAAACCGTAGTAGAGAATTACGAGTCATGCCGAGACTCTATGCGACGGTTAGAAGCTCTACAGACCATTATTCGGCAATACAACAAGGAGGTTCCATGAAATACCTCGTAGCGTTATTGCTTCCCTTGATTGCTGTTGCTGAAGAATACCCACAAGCTGCTGGTTTCGAGAATAACGCAGGTGGCTGGACAATCATTGCTAACCGAGATCAGTATTGTAGGTCTAAAGATATGCGTGATGGATACGCTTTCGGTGCAGATAAAAAGACTGTAGTTCGTTTCTGCTGGATGCTACAGGGTGAAAGAGTAATGGTTGTATTTGAGGATGGGAACTCAGGATTTTGGTCTATCAAGTCCTTTGAGTACCTAGATAAAGAGCCAGAAGTCGGGAATAACCAGCCTTGAAAAAGAAAAAAGAAGAAGATTGGATGCCTCGTTGCGAATCTTGTGTGTTCCTAGAAGCAGACAAGAAAGAGGAATTCGGAGAGTGTCACAGATTACCGCCGACTGTGATGATGGAGCCTGATGGCGGTATGAGCTTTTCTTTTGCGATAGTTGGCCTAGACCAATGGTGCGGGGAATTTAAGCGTGTAACCAATTAGGAGTTGGTATGTCAAAGTCTAAGTATTCGGATGAAGAATTCATCCGAGCGTGGGATCGATTGCGTAGTACATCTGCTGTTGCCAAGGAATTAGGTCTTAACGAAAGAAATGTTTACTCAAGACGCAGAAACCTAGAAAACAAATACAACATTATCCTGCCATCTTCTGACCCACGTTCTCCAGATTTTAATGTTAAGTATCCAGAGAACAATGTCAGGGTAACGGCAGAGTTGCAAAATGGATATGTTTTAGTCGCTTCAGATTGTCACTATTTCCCTGAAATTATCACTACAGCACATCGCGCATTTGTAAACATCATCCACGAGGTTAAGCCTAAGATGGTCGTTATGAATGGGGATGTTTTTGACGGAGCTAGTATCTCCAGACACCCTAAAATTACTTGGGGTTCTACGCCTAGCGTAAAACAGGAGCTAGAAGCCTGTCAGGAGCGTCTAGGAGAGATTGAGAAAGCCGCTAAGGGTTCCGTACTACATTGGAACTACGGCAACCACGATATGCGTTTTAACTCGCGTCTGGTCAATCAGGTAGGCGATACTTGGCAAGGTATTCATGGGATGGACTTAAAAGACCATTTCCCACGATGGAAGTTCTCGACTAGCCTGATGATTAACGACCATACGATGATTAAGCATCGCTGGCACAACGGCGTTCATGCGGTCTATAACAATACGATGAAGTCTGGCGTTTCTATCGTTACAGGACACCTGCACAGTCTTAAAGTCACGCCTTGGACTGACTACAACGGTACTAGATACGGTGTAGATACAGGCACTCTAGCGGACATTGATGGGGATCAGTTTGAATACGCTGAGGATAATCCGAAGAACTGGCGGTCAGGCTTTGCTGTGCTGAACTTTATTGATGGTGTCCTGATGCCACCTGAGCTATGTCAGGTGGTGGACGAGGATCATGTTTACTTCCGTGGTGAACTGATAGCAGTCTGAGCGTCTGTAGCAATTTGAGAGGCTGTGGCTATCATTTGGTCGTAGGATAGCCCACCTCCTCTAGCGATTAAGCCTCCAAGAGCCGCTGCAAAGAAGATGCGCCAATCATAAATGGTGCTTTCTATCTCATCTGACTCGTTTTGTTCCATTTAGGGTCATCAGGATTCTTTCTAGGTCTGCCCATTACACTTCCTTTACGAAAACGCCTTCTTTATTGAGATAACCTTTGCGGTGCTTAATTTCCTCGTAGGCTGATGCAAAACAGGACTTTAGATCGACATCCTCAATAGCAGCCACCATAGTGAGGCAAACAAGAACGTCGCCAAGTCCGTCAATAATTGCTGCACGATCTCGTTTGGTAATTGCATCGGCTAGTTCACCCATCTCGCTAAAAGCCTTGAGAAGCTGAGTTTTGCTATCTGAGTTCTGGATAATGCCTCGTTTCTCACCCCACATTACTACCTGTAATTCAGTTTGTTCGTAGCTCATATCAATGCCTTAATTTCCTTGATAGGAATGTCGAAAGTCTCATGCACTTTCAGGATGAAGTCAGCGGTAATCGTAGTGTGTCCGTTACGAATCTTACTGATAGCTGGCGCACGAACACCCATAGCTAGGGCTAGTTGACGATCATTCTTAATTTCAAATTTCTTCTTTAGAAAGTCTAGTAATTTCATGGTTTCTCCGGTTAGTTATGCCGGTCTTTCCCGGCCGTCCACCTACTCACAACGTTTGGAGCCAAACGTAAAGGAGACATTGCGTAGGCTGCTGGAGTTATGTGCGCCACTACCAGCTAGGCTAATGGGTGGGCTACTCGCTGCACCAGTTCTATCCTTGACGATTTGTTAATCGAAAAGCTGGCATCTGCTTTCGCCCGTAACTTACCCTTTTAACCGTACCTTATACCCTGCCATTGGAATAATCTGTCTAGGTTGGTGGAAAAATATTCGTTTCCCCATTGAATACTCAGTTAAGAACTTTTCAGGTGATTCAAACCGCAGTTTCTCAATGACTACGCTAAGGGCATCATTTTGCGTTGACTGATGCTCCTCACCGATCTTAGGTCTAACGGTAGCTTTTAGCTGTTTTTGCTGTTGTTCTGTAAACATAGTGTCTCCTAAAATGGTACATCGCCAAGGTCATCGTCTTTGAATTCCTGCTTTGCTTCTACAGGCTTCTTTTCTCCTTTAGGTCTAAACGCTAGGCTAAAGAACTTTTCGCCTGTCTCTCCGTTCGTCTTAATCCAAGCCGATAGCCAGTATTCGGCTCCATCGACCCTAACTTCCCCTGAGTATTCTGGGTCTTTTTTATCAGGTCGCTGTCTAGTGTTTTTGCCTAATGTGCCTGAGTTATCTTCATCGTATTTTTTCTTCATGATTATCCTTGTGCGAATTTCTTGATTGCTGATCGTTGCTTGCTATCCAACTGGCTCCAAAGTGCAGCCTTCCAATCTGCATCTAGTTCCAGAGAATTGATGTATGCCACAGCGTCACCTACTTGGTCTTTGTGTAGCATCATAATGATGTCGGCTGCGTAACTCTTAATCTCATCTTGAGACTGTTGGTCTAGCGAATCAAATACGTCTTTAGTTATCGGCTTTGCAGATTTAGGTTCATCCTTGCCTGTCGTAGCGTCTAAAGCATCGTGTTCACAGATAGCCAAAGCCATGACCAGTAGGTAGCGTGTGATGTACGTTATCGAGGCTCCGAGGTTCTGTACTGGA